ATTTGTTTGATACCAGATAAGGGAAGTTTCCGTTATCGGTATCTGATTCTTATTCAGCACTAATACCGCTTCGTAGTTCTCGTCACTAATGCCGTATTCCTGTCTTAACAAATCCGCTCCGGCAAATGCTATGTTGCCCTTGAACTCAACCGCAGGACTATAAACAGGCTTGTTAGTTCCCGTTTCAACGTAGTACGTTTCCCCTGTTTCCTCGTCTACATAGTCAACTATTTTGTTGCCCTCGCTATCAAGTTCATATTCAGGCAATGTCCCGTCTAACAGGGCGTAATATAAAGTTTGTTTATTCCTTAAAAGTGTTCTCATACCACACCCACAAAGTTAGGTAAAACATCGTGTAATCTGCCTGAAATCCATGCCCCGTCATAAGTCCGGCTGATAGAGTTTTCGCTGTGCGCTCTTTCACCCTCTGCCCCGGCTCTTGAATAGACTTCGATACAAGCCATTGCCATTGCATTTACGCAACGGTCTAATCTTTCGGCTATCTTTTCCTCGGTATAGTCCATAGGGAAATGGCTTTCATTGATGCAATACTCAATGACAAAATCCACTACCGACAACGGGAAACTATCGGGACTTTCTTCGATCTCATTCAGATAGGTTAATGCCTTTGTATAGACTTTTTCTGATAATTCAGTTAATGTCATAGCGACCTCAACATTTCCTTTATGTCATCTGATTTTGCCGTTTTCTCTACCTTAAAACCTTCTTTGGTTGCAAGACTTTTTAATTTCATGTACGGCAAATTCAAGTCATCTTCTGTGTATTTCCGCTTTTTCTCTCCTGCCTTTTTATCAAAGTCTGAAAAGATAGCGTCTGATTTTGCCTGTATTTCTTCGTCTGTTGGCTCTACTTTCCCCGGCTCTTTAGGGGGCAATTCTGCCCCCTTAAAGCCTGTTGGTACATCTGTACCCGCTGGATAGTAGATACCATTCTTTTTAACATCCCAAGGGAAAATCATAGTATCTACCTCCTTCTTAATAGCTTACGCTAGAACATACCTTGATCTGATAGGTTTCATCCATTCTCTCGAATGAAGGAAGAACGATCTCGCTTGCCTTTGTAAGCGTCTGTACGGGATCAAACTTCGTTTCAACCGCTACTGCGATACCCGTATCAACTACGGTAACATCGAGTTTGTCTGCACGATGTTCTTCGGGTGTTACGCCGAACCATGTGTTACCAAGCGCACCTTCGGGAAGAAGTGTAACCATTCCATCGGGATAGAACTTCTTTGCTGTGCCTGTTTCGTCCTTGTACTGTTTAGCGTAAACAATGATTGAAATACCAAGTTCATTAGAGAAAATCTCTTTAACCCGGTTGTCCGTCATAAAGATATTTGCCGTTGCGTTCTGTGCAAGGATAGCACTACGCAGCTTGACGTTCTGTTTGAGCAGGTTCATTGTTGCCTTGCTCATGAGAAGGATAGAAGGTCTTGTGCCTGTCTTTGCCTCTACCGCATCCTGTGCATCGGAAATGTCCTGTAACGGATCAGAATCGTCAAGGTCTGTCCACAGATGCGTGTCTGTGAGTGCCTTATAGTTGTTTGTTGAATAGTCATTGTTCGGATCGTAGTTGTAGGTGTATGTTGCACCGCCCGTAACTGCGATTGAGATACCCGGATGACCATTAGCCGCCGAAAGAAGGCTCATTCTCATTCTTTCAGGAACGACAAGTGCGCCCTCAACAAGCGTTGTAGCGTCATCATAAATCCTATCGAGGATTTCCCTAGCAAGGGGTGAGCCTTCTACCGCCTGTTCATAGTCCTGAATATCCTGCTCCTTAACAAGCATAGCCTCTTTGAAGTATGCCATTTCGGTATCGATGATCTCAAAGCCCTGTCTTGACCTTATCGGTGCTACTGCGTCAAATGCTGACGGTGCAAGCGATACAGGCAGACCCTTTGATGACTTGATCCATTTAAGTTCAAGTCCACTCTTTTTCTTTGCCGGGAACAGACCCTCACCAAGATAAGGGATTCTGTTTGAAGCAGCTTCTGTGTAGACAGCCGCTACTACGGGTGAACTGAAAACATCATTAAACTTACCCATAATCTAAACCCCCTTTCTTACTCGAACAGAACGACTTTGCTTGCAAGTGCCGTTCTGTCGGATGATGTTGCTGTGCTGTTCGCACCGTTAATTACTGCGGATGCAACGATTACTGATGTGTTCGGGTTATCATCGTATGTATCATTAAGCGTGATACCGTAAACATTAGAACCGTCACCAGAAGACAGTTTTCCGTTCTTCTGTATGGCTGTACCTGCCGGAACTTTGGGGCTTAATACGCTACCATCAAGAAATGCGGATGCGTCAAGCGTTATTTCCTTCAGATATTCAGCACCAAGTTTTCTTTTCAGGACTTCAGGGGTCGCTGAAAGTGATGTGTCTGAAAACTTCATATCTTTTTCCTCCTACTTATATGCGTCTATTATGTTGACCGCCTCGGTTTCTGCTTTCTTCGATGCGGCAACACGATCAACTATATCTTTGTAAGGCTTGTTCTCTTCATCGGGTTTCTTGTCATCCGGCGCAGGTGTATTCTCTAACGATTGTTTCTGATAAGTTGCAACCGCTGATTTCTCCCTTGCACTTATGATCTCGCCCAACTTTTCTGTGTTAAGAGAACCATCCTCGCTGATAAGCCCTGTCGCATCGTCACCTACTATCCCGATGTCAGACAACGCTTTGAGTTGTTCCATTTGCTTGACGGTTTTACGCAAATTATCAACTTCACGCATTGCATCCTCGGTCTGTTTCTGTGCCAATTCGATCTCGGACATACCTTTCGTATTTGCCTCTTCAAGTTGCTTTTCAAGGTCATGTACCCTGTCAGCCTGTGCCTTGAATTTTGTTGCGCGATCTTCGGATGCTTTTAACTCATTGCTGATAACAGCAAGATAACTACTGACCTGCTCATCCGTGGGTTCGGCTACACCCATGTCAATTAGTTTCTGTTTTACTTCCTCTCTTTTTAACATCGTCCTTTCCCTTTCTGCGTACATTTGATAACGCTGTCTTGTCAGCGGGGCGCTTCCCTATTTGTCGCATAGGTGCGTAATATAGAAAAACACCCCTAATGGAGTGTTTGTTCTGCTGAATATGTAAAACCCCGTAGGGTGTAATTTTCTCACCGTATGCCACAAGGACATACGGCTTTACGGAGTGTGAAAATGAACGAAAATCATTCGTATAAGCATATACAACGGCAATTCACAAGGTTTTCCGCTGACCCATTCAGGAAATCATGTGGGTATCTCATAGTATCTTTCCCAACTGTGAACATTTCATCAATCGGTATCTTTGTACCATCAACCTCTAAATGCCATTCTCTAGTGCGGTCATCTACTTCCGCTATCCACGTTTTGTACTGTTTACCGCTCTTTTTAGCGTTATCATAATCAGAATAGTTATATGCGCTATTGCTTTCGTTCTGTGCTATCAGTAACGCTCTATCCTGTGATAAATAATACGGATCGTCAGGATGTCTGTCCGTGGTTTCTATAATGTCATTAACCAACCGTGGTACATAGTCCGGCTCATACGGGACACCCTCACGATGCAAAGCATCTGTGATACGGTTTTCCAGGGTTTCCCGGTATTGATCTACTACTAACGCATTTGTAGTAAAATCCCGTTCCTCGATTTCCTTTTCCACTTTGATAAGTGCAAAAGTGAAATATATAGCGTCATACAGAAGGTAAGCAAGGTCAGTACGTTTCTTTTTCTCACCTTCTGATATATCCATTGTCGAAAAGAACCGTTTAAGCTGATTAAGTTCATCAAACTTCGGCATCCTCTACCTCGATGATTTCATTAGGCTTTTCCTGTGTTTCCTGTACTTCCGTAGGATAGAGGATTTTCATTCTATCCGCGCTCTCGATTGCCACCTGCTCCGGGTCAGCAAAAAATCCTACGCTCTTGATTGCCCGTTCGTAATAAATGCCACTTTCAAGCAGAATTTTCATCGTTTCCGCTTTAGTAAGCATATTATCCATCTTGGAACGGGAAATCTTTATCTCAATGTCCGTGATTTTAAGCGTGGTCTGTTTCTTGACCGTCATCATATAAAGCACAATCCGCA